TATCAAAGCACGACTCATGAGGTTGAAGAAACCGAAAACGGAAAGACCGCCCACGGCCCCAGCAACACAAATCATGGTTTTGCAATATTCCTCATCGAGAATCCACTCGGGAACATTGGGGTCATCGACCCAAACAAAACCATCGCTTACATCAAACTCCAGAAACTCTTCCTCATCATCACCATTATCGTTGGCAGCACTGACGTCGACCAAAGCGTAATCCTCCATAACAGGGGAGACCACTCCAGGGCACTTCTCGCGAAACGCCTCTGAAACAGGCTCAACCACTATGAACTCATCACTTTGACTCCCAGAGCCACCCGCGTCGCTACTCCCGTCAGGTTCAACCACATCACAAGGAGGGTTAATCCCGCCAGGCAGAACACCCGCGGCACTGGAAACATCGACGTCAACATCCTGTTCACTCTGGTTTTGTTGCCCATGTGAAACAAGTGGATTCTCAACAGTGCCGTAAAAATATTGAAACCGGTTGGCGCTTTGCCACAGGTCCCAAATCAATCCAGCTGAGTAACAAGCTAGCACATTTGGACCCCTCGAAAAGGGAACAAAAATCCTGCCGAAACCCATTTTACTGCCGTACTTTCCAAACAAAGTTGCGCTATACAACAAGGCAGGCACACGTGTCAGCCACTTGAAAGCAAGGTTCCAGTTGACCTTGTACTGACTAGTGCTGTAACGTTTGTACCCACTCCCGAAGCTTGACACAAATTTTGTTGCTGACCAAACGTAAGGCTGATAAGTAAGTTCTCCGCAAGCATTAACAAAGTCGTCAATGCCTGGAACAGATAGTATCCTTGATGGTAGAAAAAGCAAACCGCACAGAGTAACACACTCTTTTGCAGCATCCTCGCATCCGGCCAACAAAGCCAACAAAGACAAAGCTACACCCCCGCACCCGATATTCTCGGCATACGTGACCGCACCCTCCTTCACTTCTTCACTGTCCGAAAGGATTTTGCCGCTAGCATTTCTCCATGTGGCAACTTTCCTCTGCACCAAATATACAACCACCGCGACAAGCACGGCACTAAGTACCCGTTTTCCCATTTTCTCAAGACATGTATTAAGATTGCACTGGACCTCATTCATCTTTTTATCAATGAAGTGGAAGCCAAACGCAGAACTCAAACACATGAGAGCAAATGAAAGAATGTAGGTAAGGGAGCTCCTGTCGAAAAGCAAACCAACAACAGAAACTACACAGCATGTAGTGCTGATCACCAAAAGCATGTACAAGAACCAACCCAAAGTTTTTAATTTTTGTCGTTGGGCCATTGCACATGTTATCTCAGTAATACACAGACATGCGCTCACAAGACTGAAAGTTTCGTCTTCCAATTGTGTGAGACTTTGATTGACACTCGAAAGCCCGACGAAAAGCGCATCCTTTAGTAAAGAGATACGAGAACGCCAGTCGACTTCAGAGAAATCAAAACGCAAATGCGAAAAAATGCCCATGGATTTATCTTGCGAC